TAAGAAGTCATGCCAATGGATGAACTAGATAGTGGCAGGGATGAGTTTGTTGTTTGGTCGCCGCAAGCTGGCCCTCAAGAGGCCTTAGTTCATTGCCCTATTACGTTAGTTGGCTACGGAGGGGCACGAGGTGGAGGTAAGACTGACGGCGTATTAGGCAAGTTTGCTATTAAGCAAGAGCAGTTAGGAGAAGCTTTTAACGCTATATTCTTTCGTAAAGAGCTTCCGCAGGCAGATGACCTTATCGAGCGAGCTAAGCAGATATACTTACCCTTAAAAGCTCACTGGCAGGACCAAAAAAAGCAGTTTACCTTTCCTGGTGGTGGTAGGTTACGTTTTAGACCACTAGCTAATGATAGTGATGCTGAGAAATACCAAGGGCAAAACTTATCTGATTGTGCTATTGAGGAGGCTGGTAACTACGGAGAGCCAAGCTGTATTTGGAAGCTGTTTGGAGCCTTGCGAGGTAAAGGTGGTGGGCAGATTATCCTTACCTTTAACCCTGGTGGTGTAGGGCATCACTGGCTAAAAGAGTTCTTTATAAAGCCTGCTCCAAAAGGCATGAAAGTTTTACAGAAGAAACTGCCAAATGGAAAACATTTTGATTATATCTATATACCAAGTAGAGTACACGACAATCAGATTCTATTAGCAAAAGACCCTGAGTACATAGATCGCTTGCATATGGTGGGTAGTCCAGAGCTTGTGCGAGCGTGGCTAGAGGGAGATTTTGAGATTCATGAAGGTAGCTATTTTCCTGAGTTTAGTAGCAAACATATTATTAGTCCTTTTAATGTCCCAAAACACTGGCCCCGTTACTTGGGTTACGATTGGGGCTACCGCAGTCCTTTTGCTGCTGTGTGGGGTGCTGTTAGTTCTGGAAGGGATGACGCTGGTAATGAAGTACCATATCCTAAAGGAGCAATTGTCATTTATCGAGAAATGCATGGTAAAGGAATCGACAACGAGCAACAAGCAGACAGAATTGCAAGTGCCTCTGTCGGAGAAGGAGTGGTTGCAGTAGCTGACCCCTCCATATTTGCTCATGATGGCGGCCCTAGTATTAACGACCAGTTCAATAAAGTTTTTGCTAAGTATCAACATCCTAACTTTAGAAGAGCTGATAACGACCGTATTTCTGGTTGGTCGCAGATTAGGCAGCGATTAGTTCACAAGCCTGATCCTTTGCTATATATATTTGCTACTTGCCCTTATTTGCTAGAAACTTTACCATCTTTAGCTATAGACAAAAGAAAACCCGAAGATGCCGATACTACTGGCGCTGACCATGCCTGTCTTACTGGTGATACGTTAGTAGTCACAAAATCCGGCAAAGTTCCAATAAAAGATTTAGATGGCGTAAAAACGCATGTTTTAAGTCACGACGGACAATTTCATTTAGCCTTTGGTTCTATCACAAATAAAAGAGCTACAATCATAAGATTAGAGTTTGAAGACAATTCCGTTGTTGAGGCTACGCCTGATCACAAGTTTATGCTTGCAGATGGAACGTTCAAAGAAACATCTAGCCTTACCTTGCATGACCTGATACGGTGCGTAACGTATGCAGGTGAAAATCATATCGGACAAGATTCAGGAGTTTCTAGGCGAGAAATACTACCTGTGCGGTCAGTATTTCAGCAAGCAATCGAAAAAATCAGTAGGCTCCACTCGTTTGCACAGAAGAGTTTGGGAGTATCATCACGGCTGTATTCCCAAGGGCAAACACATACATCACAAGGATCAAAACAAAGCCAACAATCAGATAGAGAACCTAGAGTTACTGGATGCGGCAGTTCACTTGCGTCAACACATGACAGAGGAACGGAAACGACAAGCTGCACAGAATCTGATAAAACATGCAGTTCCAAAAGCAAAATACTGGCACAAATCGCTACAGGGGCGAGAATGGCACTCGGAACATGCAAAGAAAGTTTGGAAAGATATGCCTATGGTGACGCTGGTATGCCAGTTCTGCCAGACAGAGTATCAGACAAAACTCAACATGAAGAACAGAAGCAAGTATTGTCACCAAAACTGCAAAATGTCGGCACGACGAAGAAGATTAAATCCATCACTTATTCCAATACCCAAAAAGAAGTGTATTGCCTAAATGTGCCAGATACGAGTACATTCGTACTAGGCAACGGCATTGTATCGCATAACTGCGATGCGCTTAGATATTTGTGCAAGGCTAGGTTGATTGATGCCAAATGGGAGCAAACTGAAGCCGCTAGACAGCCAGGAGTTATAGTTTTAGCCGATTACGTGAATAAAGTTCGGAAACGACAAAAACAGGCAAGGATATGAAAAACCCACAACCCCTTATAAAAAAATATAGTCCAAGGTGGTGGAAAGCACAAATATCCGAAGCTGAAGAGAGACGTAAATCTTTTATAGACCAAGCAGAAGAGTCTATAAGAGTCTATAACGCTCAAAAAGACCGTACAGTAATGAACGATGTAGAACGCCGCATAAATGTGTGGTGGTACTGCATAAATACCCTTTTACCTGCTTATTACAGTTCAACCCCACAAGCAGAAGTCGATTTAAGAAAACGTAGCGGAAGTTTGCCTTATCAGCTAGGGAGCGTCATTTTAGAGCGCAATACTCAGTACGCTATGGACGTGCATTTTAGCTTTGATCAAGTTGGTTATCTAGCCGCATTGCAGTTTTTGCTTACCGGACAAGCTGTATTGTGGGCAAGGTACGCACCAAGGTTTGAGACTGTGATGCAAGAAATTGCATTGGTAAAAACACCTGATGGTTTAATGACAGGAGACGGGAAACCCTATGAAGGCGATACGACTAATCTTGTCGAAACTGATACTAACCTTGTCATGGTGTCTGTTGAGGTTGAGCGCAAAATTGACGAGAAAGCGATCCTGGACATTGTTCAATACAACGATTATTTTTGCTCTGATGCCAGAACAGAAGCCGAAGTAGAATGGAGAGCTAGGCGAGCATATTTAAGCCGTGAAAGAGCTAACGAAATGTTTGGTGCAGAAGTAGCTGATACTTTGAAATACACAAGCTATCCAGACGTTATTAAGAAAAGCATACGCCGAAAAGATGACAAATATGAGGGAAAAGCTGAAGTATTTGAAATATGGTGCGAAGAAACCGACAAGGTTTATTGGCTTAGTAAGGACTCCGAAAATCCTATTATTGAAGCTAGTTCACCACCAATTAAGTACGAAAAGTTTTATCCTTGTTCAGTTATTACACAATCTGATGACCCCGATAGTGTTATTCCTGTGTCTGATTATGCTCATGTTAGAGATCAGGTTTTAGAGGTCGAACGACTTACAACTCGTATTCATGCCGTAACACAAGCTATTCGGACTAACAGTGTCTATGATTCTACATTAGGCGATCAAATAGAGCAGCTTCTTTCCGGCGACCTAAAACTCATTCCTGTCACTAACTGGCCAAGCTACAAACAGCGTGGTGGTTTAGCCAATGGGGTAGAAGGGTTTAACATTGCGCCGTATATCGAAGCCTTACAGGTACTACAAACAGCTAGACAAACAGCACTAGGGCAGCTTTACGAAACGCTAAAAGTATCTGATTTGTTAAGAGGTACGAGTGAGCAATACAAGTCTGCAACCGCTAATCGGCTTGAAAATGCTTGGTCAAGCATGGGGCTTATTGTTAGGCAAAACATGTTTGCTAAGTTTGTGTCTGATGCAGTTAGCAATTTATCGGCTATTATTGCAGAGCAATTTGACGAAGAAACAATCTTGGATATTGGTAATGTTGCAGAAGTAGTAGGGCCACTAATAAAAGAACCTGCTCCAGCTCCAGAACCAATGCCGCAAGAAGAGGGTATGCCACCTCAAGAAATGCAGCCGCCTGCTCCAGCTCCAATGCCAATGCCTTCTCCTGAAGAACAGGTGCAGCAAATGGCGCAAGCTATTATTGCTATACTACGAGACAACAAACAGCGGTCTTACCGTATTCAGGTTAGCACCGACTCTATGGTTGCTGTAAATGAAAGCCAGCAGCAACAAGAAGGTATGCAGCTGATACAAACTACAGGTGCTTTTTTTGACCAAATGAGAGGTCTTGTTGAGCAGTACCCACCTCTTATGCAATTTAGCATGAGTTTGTTTCAAAACATGATTAAGCGATTTAAGGGAGGCAAAGAACTAGATGCGGTGTTTGCTCAAGGGTTTGAGGCGTTGGGTGAGATTATTAAGGCTAAAGAAGAAGCGGCAATGCAACCGCCGCCGCCAGATCCAGTCATGCAAGAGGTGCAAGGGCGGCTGCAAATAGCACAAATAGAAGCTGAAGCTCGTATGGCATCTACTCAAATGGAGATGCAAGATAAGGCAGTTAAGAATCAAATTGCAATGCAAGAACAGCAAGTAAAAATGCAACGAGATCAACTCGATGCAAACTTAGCTGTGCAGCGTTATCAATTAGAAGAATATATAGCTCAACAAGAAATAGCTATAAAACAACAAGAAGTACAAGTTAAACAAAGCAAAGTACAAGTAGATATGCTAGAGGTGCAAGCAGAAAGCACTAACGAATCTAGCAAACAAGCAATTCAACAAGAAACTGCACAGATGAATCAGATTCTTGAAATACAAAAATTGCAATTAGAGCAGATGCGAATAAAACTTTCTGAAACCGAAAAGTTAATGGAAGAACGCAGGTTGTCGTCGGAGCAAGAGTTAGATCGAATAAAGCTAGCTATGCAAAGCATTACCGATCAAACCAAGACTATTGCGGCTGCTGCGCCAAAAATCGTTACGGATGTAGATGAAATATAAATTGTATCAGTTTTGTCACACACAAAATAAAGTTGTTCCGGTCGAAGATGTTGTAAGAGAAAGGTATGCCAGAGACTTGTTTATACAAGACGAAATGGAGCCTACTCGCAATCCTCTCAACCCAAAAGAAGTTTACACAAGCAAAGCAAAATTAAGAGCTGCTTACAGGGCGGCTGGAGCCGTAGAAGTAGGAGATGCTTACGAAAAGGCTATGTGCCAGACAGGGAGTCAGGTGCTACCGAACGGAGGCTTGTCCGACAATTGAAACAACAAATGATAGATAGGTATAGAAATGGTTAATGACACGGAAAGTACAGAGATCGTAGCAGAGAGAAATGAAGCTCCTATGAGCATTAGGGATCGCCTGCAACAAGAACTATCTGAGGAATTCACAGAGGATAGCACCGCAGACGCAGATAGTGTAGAGAGTGACGAATCCGACGACAGCTCCACTGAGGAAGCCGACGATACAACACAAGAAGTTGCGCCTAAACATGTTTTTGCCCCTCCAGCAGATATGAACGCTCTTGAAAAAGAAGCATTTTTGTCTCCTTCAGCCGAAAATACACACGTTATTCAAAACTATTTGAATCGTAGAGCTTATGAAACTCGAACGCAATACGATAAAAAGATGCAAGAGGTTAATCAGCTTAAATCGCAGCTAGGCTCTCTTTATGAGTCTGTTCAGCAGTATGAAAATGATTACGCTAAAGACGGAATCTCTATTGCAGACATAACAAAAAGATCAATTGCATGGGATAAAGCTATGCAAAATAATCCTGTATCCGCTGCTAGGGAATGGCTAGAAAGCTACGGTTTAACTGTTGATGACCTACTAGAAGGCCAAATGCAGTACGAACAGCAAGGGCAACAACCACAACAAACGCAACAATCACAATATCTTACACGAGAAGAAGCCGAAAAGATTGCAGAGGAGCGTTTTCAGTCTGCACAAGAAAACCAACAAAAAAAGGCACTTGAATACTATAACCAA